GGCTTTTGTTGCCGACTTGGAATGGATACTAAAACCAAGCAATTTTGCAAAAATCGTAGAGGGGAAATATCATGGCAATAACTAAGTTCACTCAGCAAAAAGACGATTCTTTTGATGACACACTGCGTTTAATGTGTTCTGTCCAAGGTTGTCCAAACCGTTGGTCAGTTAACTCTGATGGCGAAAAACCCAAGTGCTCAAAACACCAATGGAATAAAAATGAGAAAAAGACACCTGCTAAAAGCTGGCACGATTTCGGGGAAGAATTCTAAAATGAACCATGAGCACAGAAAAATCGCCAATTCAATCCTTAGCCGACTTAAAGACGGCGAACAATTTAGCCAATCAGTCATTAGAACAGCGCTTAAAGATACAGGAGACCTTGCGCCAAACCGAGGCGAGAGATTGGATCAAGCGGTACAGGAAAAAGATCAAGGAGGAGGGCGCAACCGAAGCATGGGCATGGTGGCAGAAAACCTTATCCGACTTAGTAAAAAAACGTGGTCAGAAAGCTGTGGACGAATTGCGGAGGCGCATGAATGAGGGCGGCAAAAATTGATGCAAATCAAGAGGCGGTGGTCACGGCGCTACGAACGGCTGGCGCTACGGTGCAGTCTTTGGCTGGTGTTGGAAAGGGTGTACCTGATTTGCTGGTGGGCTATAAAGGCCAAACCCTGCTCATGGAAGTTAAAGACGGCTTTAAAGCGCCGTCTGCGCGACTTTTGACTGAAGACCAGCTACGGTGGCATCATAACTGGTTAGGGGGCGCATTGGCGGTTGTAGACAGCCCTGATGCGGCTTTACGCATGATTGGGGTGATCAAGTGAGAATTGTTTGTTGGTTTAGTTGCGGGGCGGCAAGCGCAGTAGCCACAAAATTGGCAATTGCTGAAAATAATGGCAAATTACCTTTAATCATTGCTTACACAGAAGTGGCAGAGGAACATCTTGACAACAAGCGGTTTTTGAAAGATTGTGAAATTTGGTTTGGTCAAGAAATAATAATTTTGAGAAATGATTTCTATCAGGGGTCAATTTACAAGGTGTTTGAAAAAAACTACATTCGCACACCTAAAGGCGCACCATGCACTAGAGCATTAAAAAAACAGGTTCGCCAAAGGTTTGAGGAAAAAACTGACAGACAAGTGTTTGGTTATACGGCAGAAGAACAGGCGCGGCTTGATAGGTTTATTGATGCCAACAATGAAGTAAATATTTGGACTCCTTTAATTGACAAAGGGCTTTCCAAAGAAGATTGTTTGGCTATGCTTAAAAACGCCAATATTGAATTGCCTGCAATGTATCGCCTTGGATATAACAACAACAATTGCATTGGGTGTGTCAAAGGCGGCATGGGGTATTGGAACAAAATTAAGGTAGATTTTCCTGACCACTTTGATCGCATGGCAAAACTTGAACGATTTAAAAAGCAAACGGTATTTAAAGACCGTTATTTGGATGAATTAAAACCTACAGACGGGCATTATCCAAGTGAGCAGAACATTGAATGTTCTATTTTTTGCCAAATGGCTGAACAGGATTACAAGTGAGAAGCCTTGAGCAAAACCGGCTAATGTGGGCAAACCTTGAGGACATTGCCCAGCAAGTGGTCTGGTACGGTCAAAAGCTACACAAGGAAGAATGGAAAGATGTTTTGACGGCTGCGCTGAAAAAGCAAAAGATCGTGCCTGGCATTGAGGGCGGGTTTGTGGTCATTGGCGCAAGGACAAGCAAAATGAGCGTGGCAGAAATGACCGAGCTGATTGAGCTGTCATCCATGTTTGGCGCACAGCAAGGTGTTAAGTTTCGAGCATTAGAGGAATAAAAAGGGGATCGGCACAAGGCCGACCCAAAATAATCACCGCAAGCATTTAAAACGGCAACCAAAAAGAAGTGTATCCATGTTCCAAAAACATCAATATGTAAGGTCAAAAAAGTTACTCAAACTGGTAGCGGGTCTTGATTGCCAATCCTGTGGGTCGGGCAATATGGTGCAAGCGGCGCACACAAATTGGGGTGGTGGCAAAGGTCGGGGCGTCAAGGCTGACGACAATTTGGTGGCTGCGCTGTGCCTCAAATGCCATTACGAGATTGACCAAGGCAAAGACATGAGCAAAGAAGAACGGCAAGAAATGTGGGAACAAGCACACATTGCCACCGTAAAAAAACTGTACATTCAAGGACTTTGGCCTGTTGACGTGCCGATTCCAGCGTTTACAATTGAGCCGCAGTTGTCTCCTTTGCAGGGGCATTGACCCCTGCTTTTTTTTAGGATAACCATGAAAAAAGACGTAGCCGACTTTATTTCCACGCTGTTTCACAGCTCAACGGTGACGCATTTCATGCACCTAAGCACCGATTCATATGCCACGCATAAGGCTTTGGGTAAATACTACCCAGCCATTGTCGATTTGGCTGACAACTACGCAGAGGCGTATTCAGGCTGTTACGAAAAGATCAAGGATTTTCCTGAAAACTTTCACAACGCCAAAGACCCGCAAAAGTACCTTGCCAGCATCAAAACTTACATTGAAAAAAACCGTGATGCTTTGCCAGACGACAGTCATTTGCAAAACATTGTGGATGAGATTGCCGCACTGGTTGATAGCACAATCTATTTATTGTCATTAAAATGATCAGGATATTTGCTGGCTATGACCCAAGGGAAGCTGTTGGCTACCATGTGTTCTGCCAGAGCCTGATTGAGCGCACCAGCGAGCCGGTAGCCATAACACCGTTATACGGTACACAGCGGGACGGCACAAACGCATTTACTTATCAGCGGTTTCTTGTACCCTACTTCACCAAGTTTAGCGGCAGGGCAATATTTTTGGACGCAAGCGATATGCTGATGCTGTCTAACATTGATGACCTTGCCAAGCTGTTTGACCCGACCAAGGCAGTGCAAGTGGTTAAGCACAATTACCTGACCAAGCACCCAAAGAAATACATTGGCACACCAATGGAAGCGGCGAACAGGGACTATCCCCGAAAGAACTGGTCAAGCCTAATTCTGTGGAATTGTGACCACCTAAGAAACCGAGTGCTGACACCTGACTTTGTGGCTGACCACAGCGGCTCAGACTTACACCGTTTCGGTTGGTTGCCCGATTCACTTATCGGTGAGTTACCGAAAGAATGGAACGTATTGATTGGCGAACAGGACAACAAAAATGCCAGAATTGCCCATTACACGCTTGGCATACCTGAGTTTGAGCATTACCAAGATTGTGATTTCAGCAAGCAATGGTTTAACACCAAAAGCCGACTAATGAACGGCTTGATCAAAATGCGGGAGACGGTCGATGGATAACGGTAAATGAAAATCACCCAAAAAAAGGTTGACAGCCTAATACCTTATATCAACAACAGCCGCACCCACAGCGATGAGCAAGTGGCACAAATAGCGGCAAGCATTAAAGAGTTTGGCTGGACTAACCCAATATTGGTAGATGGCGACAACAGCATCATTGCCGGCCACGGCAGGCTAATGGCGGCAAGGAAGCTGGGCTACAAGGAAGTACCCACCATTGAGCTGTCAGACTTAACAGAAACCCAAAAAAAAGCCTACATCATTGCCGACAACCGCCTGGCGCTTAACGCTGGCTGGGACAACGAGCTGCTAACCATTGAGCTTAACGATTTGCTGGCAGATGGCTTTGCATTGGAATTGCTGGGCTTTGACCCTAAAGAGCTAGACGCATTGCTTGAGCCAGAAGTGGTTGAGGGCTTAACAGACGAGGATGCTGTTCCTGATGTACCTGATGAGCCAACAACCAAACGCGGGGACATATATCAACTTGGTTATCACCGATTGATGTGTGGTAATTCAACATTTATAGATGATGTTGAAAAGTTAATGCAGGGTACATATCCTGATCTGATACACACAGACCCACCGTATGGAATGAATGCTGTTAGCAAATCGTCTGTGCTTAAAAAGAATTACAAAATTGATATTCTTGGTGATGATTCGCCAGACGTGGCAAAAGACGCATTCAATTTGATTTATGGGTTATATCCAGAAGCCAAGCATATTTGGTGGGGGGCAAACTATTATTGTTCCGCATTGCCCGACAGCGAATGCTGGCTTGTTTGGGACAAGGACAATGGTCAATCCGATCAAACCGATTGCGAGTTGGCATGGGCAAATTTTAGAAGTGTTGTGCGCCAATTTACCAAATCATCAGAAAAAAAGAATCGCGTACACCCAACACAAAAGCCCGTGGCATTGATGGAATGGATTATTCGCCGTTTCAAATTATCATCTGACACCATTGCTGATTATTTTGGCGGGTCTGGAAGCACATTGATTGCTGCTGAAAAGCACGGGATCAAAGCATTTGTGATGGAATTTGACCCAAAATTCTGCGATGTGATTGTTAAACGGTGGGAAGACTTTACAGGCAAAAAAGCCGTATTGTTGTTAGAATCCACCGTAACAGCTTAACGAGTTCCCCTATATAAAAGATGGCACTAATTCCTCAAAAGGCGCACAAGCCAACCGATGAGACCCGCAGGATGGTCGAAAGCACCAGCGGATTAGGCTTGCCGCATGAGCAAATAGCCATTCTTGTGGGCATAGACGACAAGACTTTACGCAAGTATTACCGCACCGAATTAGATTTAGGTAAGGCCAAAGCCAACGGACAAATAGCCAAAACCTTGTTTGGTAAAGCCACAGGGGGCGACACTACCGCATTGATCTGGTGGACAAAGACGCAGATGCGCTGGGCTGAAACCGTTAAGCAAGAAATCACAGGCGCAGAGGGTCAAGACTTGGTGATCAAGTGGGCAGCAGGGAAATAATACTGCCGTATAGCCCGCGGGAAGCATTTATGCCTTTCCACAATAGAACAGAACGCTGGTCGTGTTTGGTTGCCCACCGTAGGGCTGGCAAGACCGTGGCGGCAATCAATGACCTAATCAAACGAGCCATCACCGAGGGTCATAGAGGGGCGCAATATGCTTATATAGCCCCATTTCGCAGCCAGGCTAAACGAGTGGCATGGGACTACATTAAGCATTACGCCGCACCAATCACTAAAACCACCAATGAATCAGATTTGGCGGTAGAGCTGCTTAACGGCGCAAAGATCATGCTGTTTGGCTCAGACAATGCAGATGCCATGCGAGGTTTAGGATTTAACGGCGTATACCTTGACGAATACGGTGACTTTAAGCCCAGCGTTTGGGGTAACGTCATTCGCCCCACATTGTCAGACCGGCTTGGCTGGGCGGTCTTTGGTGGTACGCCAAAGGGCAAAAATCAGTTTCACGATATTTACAAGGTCAGCCAAGTTGTGCCTGATTGGTTTCTGTTAAGGCTACCAGCAAGCGTGTCCCAAATACTGCCAGACTCAGAATTGCAGGCGGCTCGGTCACAGTTAAGCCAAGACCAGTACGACCAAGAGTATGAATGCAGCTTTGATGCCGCTATCCTTGGTGCGTTCTTTGGTCATGAAATGCGCTTGGCTGATGATGAGGGCAGGATATGTGAGTTGCCGTTTGAGCCTGAATCTTCTGTATATACGGCGTGGGACTTAGGTTACCGAGACGACACTGCCATTTGGTTTTATCAGGTAGTGCGGGGCGAGATCAGGGTAATGGACTACTACGCGGTCAGCGGCGCAAGCATTGAGGAAATCTGCGATGCGGTCATAGCCAAGGGCTACCGATATACCCGCCACCACCTACCGCATGATGCTAGAGCCAAAACCTTGGCCTCGGGTGGTAAGTCGATTGTCGAGCAATTGGCAGCGCATCTGGGCGGCATAAGCAAGTTGGCAATAGTGCCTGAGATT